ATCGAAAGTAATTTTATAACATGGTTTAAAGCTTACTTTTGATTTTCCTACTACAGAGCACTGTTCTCCATATTGATCAAAAACGATATCTCCTATACTAAGATCACCCATAGTTTTCCAGCCATCTATCGTTGGAATCGGAGTGCCAATGGGTAATCCTTTCCAGTCAATAATTTCTAAAGTATTATCATTCACTTTCGTAATAAGGTCTATGGTTCCCTTAATAGCCAAGTTACCCTGAAGTTTTTCATCACCAAGATCATATTTATATTTCGCCCACTCCTTTTTAATCTCAATATCAAATCTTTGTTCAGACTGCACTATTGTTCTGTTTCTAGGATCAAACATGGCATTATTGTCAGTAATAGCTTTATATGCCCATTTATGACAGTCTTTATAGTCTTTAACTGCCCAAGCATGGTGAGCAAATTGACTAGTATAGTATTGATATACTTTCTCAATGATTGTATCAAAACTATAATTGTTGAGGTCTATTTTGCCCATAATATCACTATCTACAACAGACTGCTCTTGTTGTTGTGCTAGCTTTATGTCTGCTAGGATTTCTAGAGCCTTATGCACAATTGTACCCTTATCAGCCTTAATCCCACTTGGACTCTTCATTCCTAATACATATTCAATAAAGTATTGCTGCTCACACATACTGTGTGTACCATAAGATGAACTGCGTAGATATGTAATTATAATATTAGTATTCCTTTATCAGATAAGAAGCGAAGTATAGATTGGTGTTTTTTATCCAGATCCATTCCAGAATTTCGAATAATGCAGTCAAAATTATTCCAGTCGTATAGGTGTTTGTCCAAAGCACACTCGCTTGGTGATTCAGAATGGTAGGGGTCTAGATCGAGCCTAATAATAAATCCGCCTGCATTTTTAATAGATTCGACTTCGTTCGGGAATCGACAGTCTGCTATGATAGCTAAGTCTAGATTGTCTCTTTTGATTTTATTTATTGTGGCATCTACCCAAACACTATTTTTAAGTGAACGGAAAATATCTGTGCCAATAATCTCCATAGCTGCTCTTGCGGTTAGCTGGTTATTATTCCAAGTTAAGTCTGTGGTAGTATTTTTATCGTCATCAGTACCATAACATTGTTCATATGTCATACCTAAAATATTCATACAAATATCTTGTTTCAATGGATCAGCAAAGCTATAGATCCTATGAGATATCTTTAGATTATGCCTATCAATAACAGATTTGATATAATCTGCTGCTGTACTTTTACCAGATTGTTTCCTGCCAGAAAAAGCAATAATTTTTGTCATATAATTTTCTCTAATGGTATCCTGATTTCGTTATTAATTTCTTCGCTATTCATATCCGCTACGTCATTTTTGGAAATCTTAAAATGAAATACCCTATAGGTATTTTGACATTTAGCTTTGATTTGTTCGGCCGCTTTATGACCAGCTTCGTCGTTGTCTGTTAATATAACCACAACCATAGCACCAGACGAGTCTAGTAATATTTTCTGTCGATCACTTAGCGAAGATCCGAAAATAGCTAAGCTATTGTGTATACCGTTTTCTTCTAGCTTCCAAACATTACCTGGACTCTCTACTAAGATAGCCACACTGGAGTCGGCAATAAACTTTTTAGCATACCAGAAATTATAAAGGTAGTGATTGATGCTAACGTTTGTGCTGTGTTTCCATTTTGAAAATTTCCACAGATCTTCATCTCTGGGACATTCTATTTTTGGATCATGAAAATGTTTACAACTATCGCACTTTTCAAAAATGCTACGACCACTACATCCTATCATATGGGTATGATCATTATTATAAATAGGAGCTACCGCTCGATTAAACATCTCCTTATTAGGCTTGTCGCATATGCCAATATCATACTTATCTAGTATTTCTGGTGCGAATCCCCTACCAACAAAATAGTCACAAGGCATAGTTAGTGAATTTCTAACAGTGTCTCTGGTTGGTAACGATATTGTTTGTTGATTATTGTCTTTGGATCTTCTGTCTAATATGTGCTCTATGATAGCGGAGAATTGTTTCTTTTCCTTGTCGGTTTTAGAGATTTTGATATCTTTGTAGTTCTTATTTAAGAAGTCTAGACAGAAATTTACTGCTTCTTCAAATGAGCACATTTTATCGCCATCTTTAACCCAATTATATTTTCTGCTAGATATTACTCCTCTAATAAAACCAATAATAGACCCCTTAAAAAACTTATCACATCCGTGAGTCCTACATTTCCAATTACCTCTATAATAGTCTCCAGTATGGTAGATATTTATAGCGGATAGATTATCCCCATTGTGAATAGGACACGCCATACTAACCATTTTACTGCTATAGCTATAGTCTAAATCTAAGACACTTAAAAGTTCTTCGATATTATCACACAGATCGTCACAAACGACCTTAAGTTTATCTTGATCATTCAAATGGGATTTGTGCTTCGTCTGCATCGTTGTGTTCAATGTTTGACTCATCGTTAATTATAAATCCTTTGTCTCTGGGGCTATTATTGTTTAATAGTTCCAGTCTTGTTTGTCCCTCAATAATTTTAGCACACCAGCCCTTCATGGTGCAGTTAATGTAATCGTTATCGTCTAGCCCACCACCATGCCTACTTACTAGGGGGAGTAGTTTTCTATTACCATTATCTGGGCCATCTTCTGCGATTTCTTCATCAGACTTTCTCTTAAAGATGGAAAAATTACTACACAACCAGATAATACGGTCTGAACCGCTAGCGGTATCCGTGCTTTCTTTTGTTATGCCGTCTCTGTTCAGCTGAATAAATGATAAAATGGGTATTTGGTATCTAACAGCAAAATTATGTAGTGCGGTCATCATGAATCCAAGAACTTGATATTCTTTCATGTCTTGAGATATACCAGCACTATCCATCAGCTTTAGATAGTCATAAACAATAACACACTGCTTTGCTGTACCATCATCGTTTAATCCTACTTCTTTACAGATCCATCTACGCATAATCGCTAGCTGTTCTTCAAACGGCTTTCCTGCGATTGATTTATAGAATAGAGGAGTCTCTTTTAGTCTATTTGAAGCCTCTATTATTTTCATCTTTTTATCTGGTGACTCTGCAAATTTACCAGTTTCAATAGCGTTAATCTCAATTTCCGTATTCATGGCCAAAACTCTATTAATATGGTCTACAGTATTCATTTCTGTATCCATGTTTAATACTGGTATTTTTAACTTATTGGCAATATGAAAACCTATATTATCTGCAAGCAGGGTTTTACCAGTTTTTGGTCTGGCCGCAATAACATTAACGGTGCCTTTTCTAAAGCCCCCACCTATAGCCTTATCATAAACCGGAAAGCCTGTTGGTATACCAATTTGATCAATAGGACTATCTTCCAAGCTTTTAATATAAGAGTCAATATCTTTGCCAACATGAACAGGATTATTATCGCTATCATTAAGCAGAGATGAGAAGTTGAAGATAGCGTCCTCTGCTATACCAAGGATAGCAGCTATGGGTTCGCTACCATTAATGTCTAGTATTTTATCCTGAGCAGTCTCTAACTGTTTGCGTAAGAGTCTTGCTATTTCTAGCTTTCTAATTTTAGCCGCAAATTTCCTAACATTCTCAAGACTAACAGGAAAATCTGCAATAGCTTTTAAATGCTGCGCCTCATCTTTTTTAGATAGAATATTTGCAAAACCTAGTTCTTGTGCCGTAGAATAGATAAAAGCAAGATCTATTTTTGGACGGCTAGAATCTTCACAAATCTTTTTTAAGCATTGATATATGATGCTATTACTATCAATAGTAAAGGTCGTATCTTGTATAATATCAGCAATATCCAAGTAAGCATCGTCACCATAAGTAATGATACCAGCCAATACTGCTCTTTCAGCTGCAGGGTCACACAGAATCATATTTATCCTTAATTAGCCAGCTTGTGTTGAACATTGATTACATTTATATCTTTGTATAGATTCTACAAGAGATGGGTTGATCTTCTCGCTTTTACCACATACTCTACAGGTTACCTTGATTGGTTCAAAAGTACGATTCCTTGGAACAGGAGAATGCTTTGATACTTTTTTATCAAACTCAATGTCCTCTTTGTGCATATTCTTTTCTGGCATAGTCAAGAACTTATTCTTAAAAGGCTTCTTGCCCTTGCTATTACCATTAAGCTTTCTCGACCGAGTTTTCATAGCACTTGAAGATTCGTCTTCGTCAGCATCCTGTTCAGTACTATGATCTTCAGTTGTATTAGCCGTGTCAACCATACTTTGTAAAAGAGCGATCAGCTTCTTGATTTCGTTTGGGTTTGACCCCTGTAGAATGTCTTCAATTCCCATGTTTCACCTTTGTCTTTTGAACTGCTAAAATGATATCGGATAAGTTTTTAATATTATTCGCTATATATGATAGTCTATCGATTCTTTGTTTTGCATATTTTTTGATATTGTTTAATGATTGTGCCTTATCATTATGCTTAATCGCCTGATAAGATTTTTCTATATAGCCATAGCCTTTATAGTTATTAATTTCATCAGATATTGTTTCTTTAATTTTCTCTTCAGACCAATTATGTCTTGCGATCTCTCTATTAATAGACCTTTGTAAATGGAATGAGAATTGGGCTAATCTATATGCTATCTGGGCGCAGTCTTCTGGAGATAATTTTTCTATAGAGTCTCTGTTCATGGTCAAATAGGTATTGATCTCGTCTGAAGCAAAAGATACGGCATACTCTGGTAATCCTAAATTTTGTTCATACTGATCTAGAATATCATCCCAGTACTGTAGCTCTTCTTTAGATGTTTTAGCCTTGGATTCTTTGTCGCCAGTCGTCAATTGATTCGTCATATGGTAACTCTATAAATTGGATATTGTTAATGCTACACCACTCTTGCTTCTCTTTATCTCTCTTTTGAGCCTTTAAAAATCCCAACATATTGGAATGATAAAAGGCTACAAACTTATAATGCTGTTCACCATGAATTTCTAGACAGAGTTTCTTTAAAGGTAAATAAAAGTCTAAAAATAAGGTTTCTGATCGTCGTAAGGGGATTGGTACCTCTTCTAAGATTTGTAGCGTTGGAAACAAATCAGTTAATAGTTCTCTAGCCTTTAAATGATAAGAAGACTTATTCTCCAAAGACCCCTTTGACATATTACCAGTTAGTTGCCAATTATGATTATTATTGTCTAGATCTTTTACTAGCATTTAATCCCCATAGTAGTTTTAATCGACTTTACCAATTCTTCATAAACTTCTGGATGCTCCATTAGATAGGCTCTGATTTTTTCAGTCCCCTGAAACTTGGGCTTATCCTCTAAGGATATTAATGTATACCAAGCACCACCCTTGTGGATTAGACCCATATCAGAAGCTAAATTAATAGCCTCCATTTGCTTATCAACACCACTACCATATCTAATATAGCTGGTAATAGTACCACCCGGAGGCCCAAGTGCAGAACAAAGAACTTGCCACTCAATCTCTTGTCCTATTTGAGTACTATCGCTACTGAGAACCCACGGTTTAAAAGTTTTGGCTCGTAGCTTGATGTCTGTTTGATAGGCAATAGCCTGACCAGACTTTTCTTTAAATTCTGCTCCATATCCTGTGGGATTACCCATTAAGTGAGTAATACCAATAACAATATTTTTATTGACAGGAATAACATTAGCTACCTTTCGACAAAACTTAGCTAATAGTTTGGCCCCGTCTGCTCGTTGCATCTTATCCATATCTGTTGTAATTTCAGCTTCAGTACATAATGCAGAATAGGAGTCAATGATAACTACTGATCCTGGAACTTCATTAATAAGTTTTTCTGCTATTTGAAGATATTCTTCTGCATGAAGAATCTTTCCTAATTGAGACCCGATAACATGAAATCTATCTAGGTCTAGACCGGGTATTCCTTCTAAGTCTCGCTTTTTTAATCTACCTTCGATGTTTAGGTAGTACACTTGGCGACCATCTTTAAAGGTTCCGTGAGCATATTCCATCTTCTGAGCGGTTGCACAAAAGTCTAGCGATGTTGTGGTTTTACCGCACTTAGGCTGGCCCGTTAAAACAACAAAGCTTCCTTCTGGAATTCCACCATTAAGAATAATATCCAATGATGGACTAACTGGAATTGTCATAACTTTCCTGTCTACAATAGCGTTGCCAGACAGAATAATATCATCCCCAAAGCTTTTAATCACATCGTCTTTAACTGTCATTATTATCTATGTCCTTTAGTTTTGATAAGATGCTTTTATTGATATTGTTTTTTGTCCCAAATACTGGCTCAGCTTTCCTCTCTATCTCTAGAGATAAAACTTGGTTTTGGGACTCTAGAATCTTTTGTTCTCGTTCTATCATAGGGATAAGATGGGGCGCTCGCAGAGAATAAATTCTTGATGCTTCTGGATTTTTCAACGCCTTAACTATGGCCGTATCAGTATATTGTTCTAGAAGCTTATTCGCTGATCCTATTTGATTCCTATAGTACTTACTCCATTCTTTACTTAACCAAAATCTATAATGAAGATCCTTTTTTAGCATTTTTGCCCTATTTTCACAAATAGTTTCTGTGATGTATTGGGCGGCAGTTACATCTTTGCCATTTGAATACTTGGATGGATATTTTTTCATACTATGCTAGTTTATACTATCTGCTGTTCGGCCTATAGATAGCATTATTTGTTCTTTTGACAGATGATTGCTCGGCCTTCTTTTGTAGCTCATCGTGTATCGCACTAGCTTCTTTGGTCATGATAGAAACACTATTGGTTTTCTTAACCGCTGTTTCATTAACCATAAAGTTTTTGGGCTTGTTTGACACAGGAGAGCTTTTAGTTTCAATCTTATTTTCTTCACCAGTTTTCGACTGTTTTTCTAGAACATTAGAAACCTGTTTTAGGGTTAGCTTTAATTCGTCTGCTATCTTTATAGCAGCAAAATTTTGATAGTCTAACCACCTAATAGCATAAATTTGTGTCTTGTTTAGTCTGCTCATCAGATTGACTCCCTTTCGGCATTAATAAAATAGGCAATATTTTTGGTCTTAAGAAAATTTAGATAATGATCAAAACACTTAAAGTTAACATCCTTAAACTTTGTAGCATTTGGATTATTATCATACAGAGTATACTTCTTTTCTTCTCCGTATAATGACAGTGGGTTATATAGTCTGCCGTCTTTAGACAACTTAATACTATACCTAACAGACGAATCATCTCTGACTGTTTTTTTAGCTAGAGTATTTTGATTGGGCTTTTCTGTTCTAGGATTATTATTATCATCTAGAAAATCTTCAAGACCCACAACACAGTAAAATTCTGTTGTTGCAGCAGCCTTGTTGATATTTTGTTCAAAAATAAACTCCGACATACTTTTCTCCTTTATGTGGGCCACTTTGTTTTGGGTTGTTTTTTCATCCTAGACATACCAGAAGGTAGAGGCTTTCTTTCCGCCCCATCTTCTTTATAGTCATTGTGCTTTTTGTTTAAGTGAACCTTTTGATCATCACTAAATCTATCGCTATTTCTTTTTGCTAAATCCCCTATAGTTTTTAGTTCAGAGTCGGCTTTCTTGACAGACGCATTTAAACTTGATAGGTCGTTGTGATAGTCCCTTGATAAGCTTTTAGATCCGCAGCTTTCACAACGCAAGTTTTTTTGCATTTTGTCATATTCTCTAATAGAACATACGACTTCCATGTGTGAAGAACACTTATCGCAAACATACGAATATTCTGGCATTATGCTATTTCCTGTTGTGCTGCCTTTAACCAGTTTAGACTTTTAGTTTTAAGGAATTCCTTGTATTTATTGAATACGCTCTCTGTAACTTCTGTTAATATCCATTCGTTTTTATAAGTTTTATGTAGGTGAGAGTATTCGTGTTTATTATTATCTTGTACTGAATGTATCTCAATAGGATTATAAAGAATCTTAAGAGGATTAGTTTTTACATAATATCGATATTGAAAATTTTTATTAGTTAATTGCCTAGGTTTTTTATTTTGAATAGCTTTTGCTAGTACAAACCCAGTTTCATTATTGATTCTAGGATCACCATTTTCATCTAAAAAATCTTCATTTCCGACAATAGTATAAAACTTGTTAGCTATAGCACTATTATTTATGACAAAATTATCTGGCATTGATTGGTACCTGTTCTAGGAAAATGCTTTCTGTATAGTAGTTCTTTCCCTAGAACTTGCCAACCCACTTTTTTATAGAGTTTCTACTACGGAAGCATTGTATACCATTGACCACCTAACGTATTATAGCTGGATGTTGGCGTTGGAGTTGCTGTGGCGTTTGGCGTTGAGCTTACGCTAACTGTGGGAGTAGGTGTAGCGGTTGACGTTGCTGTAACAGTAGAAGTATTAGTTGGCGTAGCGGTTGGAGTTTTTGTTGGTGTGGAAGTTGGAGTATTCGTTATGGTACAAGTTGGTGATGGGTCGATAGAACACTGAATATCAGCACAAGTTTTTCCTAGGTTAAATCCTTGTGCGGTGTCCGATGTGTCGGCGCTTATCCAATTTTCTAGAGTGCCTTCACTACATCCAGTGACATAAAAGTTGTCATTGCATTCAGATACATAACCAGAGCACCAAGCTCCGTGATTTTCTACACATTTGCATTCGGTGGAATCAAATAATTTACCCCCTCTATTTGCGCAATATTCTGTGACATTAGTTGGAGGATCGCATACGCAATCACAATTATCATTATATGATTTTAGACTATCGAAATTAGATAACCCTTCGCACGGAGGATTAATATCAGGGTCGCATTCGCAACTTTGTAGAGCTGTATCGTATCTCTTTTTTGGGTTTGAACATACGCAATCGCAAAAATTTTCTGCGCTTAATGCTACTCCTAAATTACCACCAGCTACCGTTCTAATGCCATCGTATCCTCGATCCAAACAATATATTTGCCCATTAGCCTCATCATAGTCTCCAGCAAAACAGAATTTGTCACAATATTCACAACTAGGATTAAAAGGAGCGTTGTTTTCTGTGAATGTTATATCGAAAGATATTCCAGTCAAGGGGCTATAGTTATATCTTGGGTTAACTTGTTCTATAATTGGTACTGGATCACCATCACCATCTAGCAAAGTTGTTATAGAGACATTAGAAACATCATCTCCCCAAGTATTTGATATAGAAAAAGTATATCTACCTAATTGATCGGGCCCAGAAGCGCCGGTAATAGTGACTAAATGAGTATTTCCGGGTTCATATGCGGGATTAAATTGACGTATATTATTGGTTAAGGTTTCTTGATTCATTGTGGCAGTATCTTCCCAAGATATCGAACCGTTAGAAGCATCCGTTAAAACCAGTCTTGAAGTGTATAAAGAACCAAAAGATAAAGACACTGGACGACCGCTATTTATTTCGTTCAAAATATTTTCATTACTTAATAATCCTGATCGAAAATTTGGACAAGAAATATTTGTAAGTCTAATATATCCTTTTATACAACTATTGGTGCCACAAAGACTATCATTATCGACCAAAGCATCCTGTTGATTACCTATACATCTATTTAAGTTGCTTAGTTCGCTAACTGGAATCGAAATGTTATCAAATAATAATTTTCCTACTTTTCTATAGGCTTTGCTAACCTCTCTTTCTTCTTCGTCGGCTTGTTGTGACTCTCTAAACAAACTAGTAGGAAAGCCTTCAGGATAATTAAGAGGCTCAGAAGACGGTATACAGTTAATTAAACGATTGATATCTGCAGAAAAATTTAATTGACTTGTTATACATAATGCTAGGCTAGATATGCTACACCACCCTAAGTTTCCTTGACTAAAAGTTGGAGCATCAATAGTTCCTTGATAAGTAAAATTATTATTTTGATTTGATTTTTTAACATAAAAGTTGTTGATTCTTACGTCTTCACTAGCTATTGCAGAGTGGGGGGCTGTATTTTTTTCTTGAATGTAAAGCCTTACCGGCTTATCAAAGTCTAAAGATCCGAATGTTGTATTAATAGTAAAATTTGGCGGACCTGGCTGTCTGAGAAAGTCTTTAGACGGAGTATTCCTAAAAGGCTTTATATCATTATTTAACTTATTAGGATCAATAATAAATTCTGCCATAAAAATTTTGAATTTCTATATTTTAATAGGTAATTATGCTATGGTATATAATGATACCACTGTCCAGACCCTGTAGTATAGCTTGATGATGGAGTGGGGGTTGCCGTAGCGGTACTGGTAGAGGTTGGGGTGGGAGTTGGTGTGGGAGTTAAGCCCCTAGTGGAAGTCCTAGTCGCTGTGGGAGTTCTTGTGGGGGTTCTTGTTCGTGTTGGGGTTTTTGATTGAGTAGGGGTGGGGCAGGGGCACGATAGCTCATTCAAGCCAGCTGCTGAATACTCATTGCCTAACGACGCCATTTGCATTGCGCATGTAAATCCAGCATAAAATTCTGGTGCTCCGGGCTTCATATTTTTACTACCGTCTGGACCAACATTAAACCAAGTATTTACATACTCAAAATAATAACCATTTACACAACAAGATCCATTAAGAGGAGCAGGCAAACAATATGCGCCTGGGCACATATCACTACACTTAGGATCAGAACAGATCGCTATTAATGACCTACAATTAAGATCACAAGACTTACTAGCTGGCGAATATTTACCGTTAGATTGTAAACAGCAATCAAGATCTACTAAGTTTTGAACACCCGGCACTTTTCGTCTAGAACATTCGGCTATGGTTTTTGGGCCTATATTATGTGGGCCATCGCTCCAGCATACCCAACAATCATACTTGATTGCCGCTGTTGGAGTTGGTGTGGGAGTAGCCGTAGCACTAGATGTTAAGGTCGGAGTAGGGGTTCTGGTTCTAGTAAGCGTTCTAGTTGGAGTTAAAGTTTTAGTTGGTGTTCGTGTTTGTGTAGGAGTAGCAGTAGTAGTAGAAGTGGGAGTAGGAGTTTTAGTTGTAGTACGTGTTGGAGTAGGGGTTCTAGTTTGAGTACGTGTTTGAGTAGGGGTTCTGGTTGTAGTACGAGTTGGCGTTGGAGTTTTGGTTGTGGTGCGTGTGGGAGTAGGGCTTGGTCCATTAATAACGACACTAGTCAAAGTTGTTGGTGTAAAGTTAAGATTAATAGGATCCCCATCTTTTGCACCAAACATTGAAGCGCCATTCAAAACTATCGGAGAGTTTACTGTAACCGAAAATGGCGGATTAGGATCTCCTGATGTTAGGGTATACTTAAAAATAAGGCTTTTCCCATTATTCTGTTTAGAATCATAAAAGGCTTGACGCTCATTATTAGCGGTTAAAATGGAGACATCTTGATTCAAGCCTTGAGAAGATGCCGAATAAATAGCCTCAATAAATACTATATTGAGATATGGTACGCTTGGTGTTCCTTGAATCTCTATTGACTTCTCAAAATCTACCCTAAAAAAAATGGTGTTTTGATCCATGAAGCCTGGAGCGGGTTGACTAATTTGTACAGGACTTAATGGGGATGGACAAGTACAACTTAATTTTTGCAGAGAATCGTCATATGCCGAATCCGAGGGGCTTATAGGCGATCCGTATCTATTCCCCACTGGGCCGTCACATCGAGCATGTTTTACAAATGCTGCTAGTGTGGGACTACCCAATTGTTTGCGTTGTGCATTTATTTGCAAATATGATCCCCAACTACCTTCCTGGCAACAAGAATCATTAGTAGCCATAGGATCACAATATGCTCCCAGACAACCCAAAACACAATGTGAGTTTCGACACCTACTCTCATCAGTTCTACAAGAACCACAATCCCGTGACTGGTCACAGCAACTTAGTTGCCAGTGATATCGTGTCAAACGCCTAGCCGGGGTGTCAATACAGTATGCAGAATGTTGAGGCTCATTGTATAGTAATGGTCTGTCAGGATGGCTGGCACCGCCGCCAAATAGAACTTGGTCCTCACATCTCCAGCAATCAACACAGCTTAATTCTGCAAGACTACTCACACCCCAATTGGCTATACAATTTTGTGGTGTATAGCTATTAAAGCTCCATGGCTCATCTCCTGGCTCTAAACCACATTTCCAGCACTCATAATTAGAAGGCGCGCTTTGAATCTCAGAATCTGTCGCGCTTAAAGAACTACACACTAAAGGCTTTGGAATAAACTGATCATTATTATCATTATTAGACATGGTATGTAGTAGTGTCTCATTAGTGTTTAAATGGCGATTAATAACTAATTAATACACTACAGCCATTTTATTTTACATATATTTGCCATTCTTTTGGTATTGATAGGGCTGAGTTTGATATGTGTAAAATATACTCATTAATATAGAAAAATTTATAGCTTTTATTTGGGGCAGACGGGGTGATTTTAAGATTCATATTGGCCTGTTGAGGCGTTTTGTTGGACTTTTTTCTATTACAGGCTACGCAAGCTGTAACTATATTCGTCCAGCATGTTGGGCTGCCGTGTTTTCTATCCCATACTGATTTCGGAATAACATGATCGTATGTTAAATTATTGATCTCTTTTTGAGAATGGCAATATTGACATGTATAATTATCTCTAATAAATAAATTTTTACGAGAGAAATTTACAGTCTGATGATGGAATTTAAAATATCTATTAGTTTTTACTACTGCTGGTATCTGATATTGCTTACCATTAGCTCCAGCTATAAAGTCATCCTTATAGAAATCTATAATTTCAATAGACATAGGAGAGCGATGGTCGTATTGAACCGACCAGATCATCGCCCTCTTCCAGCTAATGATACCAAGAGGAGAATAGTCAGCATTAAGAACTAAGCACTTACTGTTGTGATCTTTCATGTTCGTAATTATCTAAACGAGATATGATTTTCCCAATAATTGGATTTCTAACAATATCTGAATGGTCTAGTCTTGAGACACCGATACCATCAGTTCCTTCTAAAGCACTGATCATATCATAAAAACCGCCCTGCATGTGCCTATGAAGATCTGA